AATTGTTTTAGCCAACTTTGCAAATCATCCATTAACAAAGAAATATGCCGACCCAGATGAGCAAGGTGGGCAGCAATCCCAACCTCAAGCACAATCAGGTGGAAAAGACCCAGATTTCGATTTAGCTGTAGATAAACTATGGAGTGATTATCTTGATAGACTGCCAACAGACGATGATGATAAAATTGTTCCCAATGAACAAATGAAACAAGGTCTACTTCCGCAGGGTGGAGAAAAAGTAAGTATATTGGCTAAAACAATTGCCAGAAACTTTCCAGAAAAAGAAGAAGCAATCGCCAAGCATGTACAAGATGCAATTTATGATGCTTTAGATATTTCACCGCCTTCGGCAGCACAACCTGTTCAGGCTACTCAATCACAACCAAAACAACCAATTCCAATACGTCCAGAACAACCTCAAGCTGCGGCGGCAAAAAGTGTTGGTACAGTTTCGGCCAGAGATCGTGCAATGAGAACGCCCGATTGGAATACATTGAAAAATAACAAGGATTATTTAGCTTTAGCTTTCCATCAAAAATACCTTTCCAGATTAACTCGTGAATCAATTATGAATCTTCGAGGATGGATTGAGAAAAATAAAGATGGAATGGATCAAGAAGAGTATAGACAAGCTATATTAAACTTGGATGAGGAACTAGAAAGTTTAGGTTAAAATATGGCAACAGACATCAATCCTTGGATGAATTTTATTTCAAATCCCAAGTCGCATTACGTTCAAAAAAGCATGTTTCAGATTCTTCAAGAAAGATATGCTAAACATGAAGACATTGTAGAAAGAGTGGGCGTATCACTTCTGACCGACAAAGATGTACAATCATTCTTGCAATTAGCAATTGAAATATATGAAATAGGTTATTTAAAGGCGGTAGGGGATTACAAAGAACAATTGGAAAAAATGGGCATTAAAGCCACAGTCGTTCATCCCGATCAAGTTTCAAAATGAGGCTGATAATCAGAAGGATGGGCTGTAAAAATCCACCCACCTGTTTTTTCTAACCTTGTTTGAACTCTCCACCAGCGTTTTTGTAGGGTTTTCGGGAAAATAATCGAACCTTGTTGAATTTGTTCAGTTAAGTCATTTGATTGAGTCCAAAATTTGATAGTCAAATCTGATTGGTCTATCAAAACTCCTTCAAAAGAAAAAGGTTTATTATATTGCAGAGATTGGATGTTTTCCCCATAAGTCTGGTCAGTTCTACTCCGAACGGTAGCTGGCAAACAGTGAATAAATATTTTGGGAATAGAATTTGAAGTATTTTCAGCAGGTGGAGCTTCAACAACTTTGTTTTCTGTAACTTTAATCTCAGGTCTGGGTTCTATCGTAACTACGGGTTCAGAAATTGATGGCGACTCTACTACTTTAATGTTAACTGATTCTTCAACTTCGGCAGCAGCTTGATCTAAATCATCAATAAAATTGTTTCTGACTTGAAAATCAGTTTTAATAGCGTGAAGTTCAGAAGAATCGGCTAAAATTTCCCCATTCCACTTCATATTGTGGATAACGAAAGCCTCCCATTTTTTTTGGTCTTTCATTATGGGATTTGGTCCCCGGAGTTTATATACAGTACCATCTTTATTTTTAAGAGCCATGAAAGTATATAGAATCGGGCGTAAAATTGAATGGCAATTACTTAAATATAAAAGAATAGTAGGAGTGAATTATGGCATTAGTAGTACCTGACGTTGCTGAAATCTTGATGTTGCAATACCTTGTAAATATGTTAGCAACAGATGGGAGTGCTGGTCCCGCAGGCGGTGGGAGAGTTTTACGACTTTACACTAATAACCCAACTGTAGACGACAGCATAACAACTGCAATACTTACTGAAGCAGTTGGAGCAACTGGATATGCTCCTGTAACCTTAGCGGGTTCGTCTTGGACGACGACCCAAACGAATGGAACCACGACGGCGGTTTATAGTGAACAGACCTTTACTTTCACGACGGCAGTGACTGTTTACGGGTATTATGTAACTTCACAAACAGGTGGAAACTTACTGTGGGTTGAGAAATTCTCAGGCGCTCCGTTCCAGTTGCCAGCAGGCGGTGGCGAGATTGCTATTACACCCAAGGTCACTTTAGACTGATTTAGAATCTACATTTAAAACCAATAACTTAAAAACCTTCTGTCTATATAAGACAGAAGGTTTTTTTGTTTATTAAGTAAATGTCGAAAGTGAACAGAAAGGATATATAAAAACATGACAAACATGAATTTTTCATTTTGGTTCCAAATTGTAGAATTGAGAGATATTTGGGCTAAATCTATTTTGGAACTCAGAAAACTAAACGAATCATTTGATCCGGTTTCCCAACTCAAACCTTGGAATATCGCTTTCGATCAACTTTTTAAGACCAATGGAGTTAATTGGGTCGGACTTGCTATGTCCGCAGGAAGCAAAAGTGCTTTTGGTAGAGACAGTGAAGCATTCGCCACAGCAATGTCAGAAACTTTAACTGATGTTTATTACTGTATGTCCAAGGGAGAAACACTTGGAGCGGCGGCTGGCATTGGAGTAGAACGTGGCAAAGCAAAAATGGTTGCTGATTGTAGTGGCCTAAAAACAGCATTTCAAAGTTTGATGGAAAAGCCTCCTGAAGAACGTGATGCACAAATGAAAACCTTCTTCACTTCTGCTGTTGGTATTAGATTGAGAAATCGGTCTGAAGACCTTTCTATTCGTTCCCGACAAATTCGTGGAAAAAAGAAAACAATTGATTATGACACTTTTATCAAAACAGGAACAAGAGAACGAGGCGATGACGATTTAGGTCGTGATGATGCAATGGGCGGCAAAGTATTGGGAAGTGGAGATGTTTTCGATACAGGCGATGACGAAGTAAGAACTTTAGGTGATGAAGGTGGCGCAACAACCACTTTAATGAATGCCATTAAAGATGAACTAAGATCAGGTGCAACCAATAAGACAGCAGATCGTGTAGAAAAAGGATTGGCCGTATTAGACGCATTATCTGCTGGTGATATGGCTGGACTAGACACAGACGTAGTTGCAGCCAAACTTGCCGATCTTGGAATGCCGGTAGGACGTGCTACTGCTGCAAGAATGCTTGCAGACATTAGAACTGCCACAGAGTTTGCCAGACAAAAATTAGGTCTTGGTGGAGCAAGATATAAAATCAAAGATGATGCTATTTAAAGGAACTTAATGCTTAGAAATCAAGACGGAACACCTTATTCACTGAGCGGTAGCATCCAACAATTTAATCCAGATGCTCCCGAACATGATTTATTTAACGATTGGGATCAAGAAGCTCTCAAGCGTGGTGGCTCCCCTCTTTATTATTATGAAGCATTAGTTCAACCACAAACGGTTGATCCGCTTTACCTAGAAGATAGAGGAATGCTGTTTTCAAACAATCCAATTACATTATGGTGCAATTACGAACCAATTCCATCACAAAATGAAATGACAAGGTTTGGCATAGACTCGCCAGATGAAATGAAGTTTGAAGTAAATTATCGAGCAACATTAAAAGGAATTGGTCATCCTCCTAAAGTTGGCTCAAGATTGTTTACTCCACATTTAAGAGAAAATTGGGAAATAATCCAGAGAAATCTAGGAGAATTCAAAATGTGGGGTGCTTTGAGATTGGAACTTATATGTCGTAGATTCCAAGAAAGTGTTACCAGAGGCGAAGGTAAAGTAAGTCAAAAACAACCTGATTCAAAAATAAAAATTGTGTAATAAATAAACCAAAGGGGAATTGCAATGTCGTCATTTTACGAATTTTATAAGAAAGTGAGTCAGGAAAAAAGACTCCAAGAACAAGCACCGGCACCTGTTGCTCCTGCACCTGCTGCTCCGGGTCAACCTGCTCAGCCTCCACAAGCTCAAAGTCAAGGAACTGCTCCACCGGCAAATGATAAGGCTTTAGAGGAAATCAAGAAAATGTGGCCACAAATTCAAAAGTTTATTCCTCAATTACAAGACCAGAATTTGAAGAAGACTTTTGAAGACCTTGCTAAAAATCCCGCATTGACACAACAAGGCCAACAAGCAGCTAAACCGGCTCCTGCTCCGCAAGCTCCTGCTCAACCAGCGGCAGCACCAGCAGCGGCACCGGCAGCGGCTCCGACAGGTCAAGCCCCGGCACAACCTCAACAATAAATTGAGGGGCGTCATAAAAATTGGGCTTATGCACTTTGGTTAAAAGGCGAAACGGAATTTTAGGTTTAGGAATAGGCGTTGGTAAAATAATAAACGGATTAACCTTAATATTTCGTTTCGTCAATTTGTAAGGTTTAATCTTCATATTTCTTTTTTCTAACTATAAACTTGTTTTGTATTTTAGGACTATTTTTCTTTTCAAAGCCATCCAAAAACTCACTCACCCCTTCTTTGCCTTTTTTGGAATAAACAGTCCTTAATATTTGATATTTGTGATCGAAATCATGTCCGTGGCTAGTTCTAACGCTTTTTGAAATCTTTTGGGCGTGCTGAGCGATTTGATAATCTTGCTTTTGTCTAGCCTCTACTTCTTCTGCTGTCATTGGTTGCAAATCATAACTTGCTTTCTTAGGCAACACTAATACTTGAGCGTAAGGTTCATTTTTTCTGAAAATATAAGTCTGGCCCGGACGAGGATATTTGAAAACAACAAAAAAGATGCGTGTCCACCATTGAGTTTGTAAATGACCGGGCAAAGCAGCCGCAACGGTATCAGTATCATCAGTGAAATATCTAGGATGCGGTTCAAGGCGAAGAATATATCCTTCTGGAACATCAATATCCAAACAAGAAGTCATTCCGAAATAACCGGGCGAAAATGACTTGAATGGCGGCAAAGGAATATGAAATGGAGCTACTTTCTTTAATTCTTCTGTAAAGTCTCCTTCAAACTGAATTTTGCCATCTATTACTTTTATATGACATTCAGTATCGAATGGATATAAAAGTTCTAGTCCATAAGTATTGCCTTCTACAAAAGGAGGGCACTGCCAAGGCTGTATTTTTCCAGCCTCCATTGGGGAGTGGTCGTGGCCAGACCAACCGGGAATTTGCAATTTAATTGGTTTAGGAGGAATTCCTTGATACCAAGTGCGATATTTTACTCTTATAGGTTCGGACATTTTTGATGTTCTCCTTCATATCTATTTTAAGCAGAGGGCAATAAATGAGCAACGAAATCAATCACAACAAGAAAGGGTTAAATGAATGCAACATTGGCTTTCAAGGCGTTCCCAATCTTGATCCGCCCCCAGAAAACTGCGATCCGGGTGATCCATTAAACCAAAGAGCGGTAAACGATCAATCTCTTAACTGGTTAAAAGATACAACAAATAAAAAAATTGGTCTAGGTGCCTCTGGTTTGTGTGACCCAATGCAAAAGGGCCACATTATCAACGATGGTAATGATCGTAGCACAATTTACCGTTATTCCAAATCTAAAAGAGCTTGCGATGACGCAATGCAAGATTTATTTCGAGATTTGGTCGTAATTGATGAAGATGGCAAAGCCCATCCAATTCCTATTATTTGGGGCACACAAGAACGAGCCGTGGCCGCAATTCTTATGGATAATGTACGACAAGATGAAACTCTTGTTGTAGACAGAATCCGTTTGCCAATGATGGCTATTATTGATTCAGGAATTCAGATGAATACAGATCGGTATGTTTATCATAAAGCTCTTGATTATATGAATCATTTAAGAGCAGATGGTAAGCCCGGTTTCACAATAAAAGAAAAGTATGATAGAGACACGATTTTCGGTGTAGCAAGAGGTATTCCAGTCGATATTAGCTACACTTTGACAGCTTGGACTTTGTATGTCGAAGATATGAATCAAATCTTAGAACAAATCATAACGAAATTTAGCCAAACTGCATACATACGAGTATCAGGCGTACCATACGAGGTTATTGTAAAGCTGGACTCGATTGCTAATAACGGAGAATACGAACCCGGAGATCAAGCAATTAGAGTGATAAAATATGAATTTAATCTGACAGCAGAAACATATATACCTCAACCTATACAAAGGAAGAAGGCAGTCCTCAAGACAAGAATCGAATTTGTAAATGGTTTAAAAGATGAAGAAATAACTGAGGTTTTGGCGAGGCTGGAAGAATCCATTAAGGAGTTAGAATGTTAGAAATAAGAAATAAGAACAGATTTCCAGTTCAGCTAGTTATTAGGTCAAGAAAGACCCCTCGATCTTTCACCGTATTAAACATACCGGGCATTGGTTCGGAAAAAAATATTTATTACTTAGAAGATGAAAGAGCAACTGACTATATAGATAGAGCAGAAAAACAAGGATTGATTTCCGTAAAACAAGTACCAAACAAGTTACGAAAGGGAGAATAAGACTATGGCGATATTAAGGGGATTCCCGCCTTCTAATACAATCAGCCCAAGTGTTAGAATTACAGAAAAAGATTTGAGCTTTATTGCTCCTGAGCAGTCGTTTCACAGGGCAGCATTGGTGGGGTTCGCAAGTAAAGGCCCAATCAATCTACCAACAGTCGTAGCGACCAGCCGTCAGTTGCATACAATTTTCGGTTACCCACACCCAGATGTAGGTGATCCATATTTACTTTATGCAGCCGAGCAATATTTGCTTGTAGCGAACGAGCTATTTGTCGTTCGTGTTGCGGACGTTGATCCAGTTAGCGACGAGGCAGCAGAAACAGCAACAGTAGATGTACCAGCAGCAGGTGATTTGATTGAAATCGAATCCGACACAGCCGGTCCTTATACTTTTGATGGCGACCACTTCTTCCGTTGGAAGTTGAATGGCGTTCTCGCAGTTAAGACACTCGTTGTCCTAGATGGAACCTACAACACAGACGAACTCGTTGACGACTTGAATGACCAAATTGATTTCGAGAACGACGGTATTCAATTCTATGTCACAACCGCAGACACACTTGGGTTAAGAGGTATTTGGGCTTACGGTCCAGATTCGGAACTTGAATTGGTATCTGTTCAAAATGCAATTTACGGTGGTGCAGTAGTAGACGGCAACCCAACTGGTTTAGGTACAGGTATGACCATTGCTTCGGTAACTGGTACAAACTCCATGTATCCTAACGTCGGCTACCAAACACCGGGCATTTATGACTTTACTGGTTTGACAGGATTAAATCTTCAAATCGTAGTCGATGGTACAGACAACGTAACAATTGACAATGCAGTACAGACTGTTGATTTGGCAGACTTGGAAGGTGCTTCTTGGACAGCCAACGAAGTTGCCGAGGAAATCAATAACCAAAGAATAGAAAACGGTGGTACTTTGCCGGGTGGTTGGATTGCAAACGTAGTTGGTGGAACGACCTTACGAATTGACAGTCTTCACCACGGTCGTGACGCACGAATTCGTGTTAAGCCTGCAAGCACAGCCGAACAAATCTTTGGCTTCCCAACAACCACTGCTATTGGTACAAGCCCAATTGGTGTAACTGGTGATGTCGCCGTTGAGACTTTTGGTCGTGTAACTGGTTCTGACAACGTGGACGGAAGCATTACTTTCACAGTAAATGCAGATAGCCCCGGTGTTGACGGTAACTTGACACAAGTAAGAATCACAAATAACACTCGTGATAATAACTTCACCATTGAAGTTTTCAATAATGGTGTTCAGTTAGAAGCATGGGGTAACCTAACAAAGAACCCTGTCAGCAGATTTTATGTAGAAACCTACATGAGTTTGGTATCGGATTGGGTAAGAATTTCTGATAACACAGACGAAGGTGCTGGTCCGCTAAACGGAACATACACTCTAGTAGGTGGTTCGGATGGTATTCCTTCTGATCCAGACAAGCAAGACGATCTTTTGATTGGTGATTTGCTTGGAAGCACAGGTATTTACACTGTAAGTGAGCCTGAGCAAATTGACATCGACCTAATCGCAGTACCGGGACACCCAAGCACAACGGTTGTCACAGCATTGCTTGATCTATGTCAAAACGTCCGAATGGACTGCATGGCAATCATTGACCCTCCATTTGGATTAACAGTCAATGAAATCATTGCATGGCAAAATGGTAGCCACCCATTGAATCTAACAAGATTCGACAGTGACTTCGGTGCTATGTACTGGCCTTGGGTCAAGATTCGTGACAACTTCAATCAGGTTGACGTATGGGTTCCACCGAGCGGTTCTGTTATGGCTGTATATGCCAGAAACGACTTCTTGGCACGCCCGTGGTTTGCTCCTGCTGGTTTGACTCGTGGTACTGTTCCTGCCATCACGGACGTTTACAGTCGTCCAACTCTTGAAGAAAGAGACTTGATGTATGGTTACAGAAACTGCATCAACCCAATTGTTCAGTTCAATGACTTTGAAGGCTTCGTGGTATGGGGTCAAAAGACATTGCAGAGACGACCAACAGCATTGGATCGTGTAAACGTAAGACGCTTGATGTTCTACATCGAAAAGAGAATTAGAGCAGCATCCCGTGTCTTGATCTTCGATCCACATGATGATATTTTCCGTGCAAAATTCGTAGATATTGCGGACGAAATTTTGCGAGAAGTATTAGTAGGTCGTGGTCTTTATGATTACATCATCAAGGCTGACGAAGAACTAAATACACCAGATGTTATCGACCGCAACGAGTTCCGTGCAAGAATTGGTGTACAGCCAGTTCGAGCAGCAGAATTCATCTTCATCGAGTTCTCTGTACACCGTACAGGCAGCTTCGCTGAAAATGCTGATACTTTCTAATATGGATAAACTATAGGAGATTAACTAATTATGGCATGTACACAACAACTAATGGGTTTGGGCGAATTAGCGTCCAATCCCAACCTAGTATTCAAAAGAAAGTATAGGTGGACTTTTGCGCTCGAATCGCCATGCGGTCCAGCTATACCTCCCCACTTCGTAAAGTTGGCATCTCGCCCAAACTTGACGATTGAGGAAACAGAAATTAACTTCTTGCACGGTAAAATGTTTATTCCGGGCAAGGGTACTTGGGAATCCATCACTGTTACTTACTACGACATTGGTAATGGCGGTGCTGGCATGAGCGGCCTCTATAGCTGGCTTGCTACAGTTTACAACTTCACAGACCCAGACTGCTTGTCTCAGTCTTCTAAGAAGGGTAGTGGGGCTGGTAGCGGCGGTTATGCAGGTATCGGTATCTTGCAACTATATGATGGTTGCGGTACTGCAATGGAAAAATGGACACTCAGACACGTTTGGCCACAAGCCATCAACTTTGGTGAATTGGATTACTCTTCGTCTGAAGAAGTGACAATTGAACTAACTCTTCGGTACTCCGAGGTTAAGTTGGAACTATTCTGCGGTGGTCAAATCACAGCTTGCTGCCAAGGCTGCTAAAGTTGAATTTGAGTTTCAAAATAAGAGAGCCTCATACTTTTATAGTGTGGGGCTTTTTTTATATCAACAAGGAGAGATATGGCTTGTAATGGCAGAAGAATGGGATTTGACTTTGGTTTGGAAAGTCCCGATGCATGTTTCAAAAGAAAACACCGTTGGTTGTTTATTATCCCTGACGTATCTGCCGAGGGAGTAAATACCCTTCCGCCTTCAAGAAGTGCTAGACCAAGCATTAGCTTCAAAGAAATGGAAGCTCAGCACTTGAATGAAACAGTATACTTTCCAGCAAAGCCAGAATGGAAACCAATTACTTTAAGTTTATATGACATCAAGAAGCCGGGATCAAGTCAGCATCCAGTCTTTGAATGGATAAAGGAACTTTATGATCCTCAACAAGATGCACAATGGGTTCCATCTTGCGATGGGTTCAAGAAGAATACAGCCAAGCTAGAACTTTACGACGGTTGCGGGTCCGTCATTGAGCAATGGGTTTTTGAATCCATTTGGCCTCAAGCGGTTGAATTTGGAGATTTAGATATGGCATCTAGTGATTTGGTAACACTCGAAATAACTTTGAGATACGATAGAGCGTATGTTGTTACCGCATAACTTCTTCTTCTTCCTCTTCTTCCTCTTCCATAAATATATCTCTTTTAAGTATTTCACGACATTGGGCTAAGGCTTCATCCAATTCTTTTGGTTTCCAACCTAACACTCGGCAGGCTCCACTTTTGTTGAGCCTGCCTTTTTTTGTATAAACTTCTCGTTCATTGCTTAAAAGAGCATCTATCAATGGACCATATCCACGATCAATTAACTTTTGAATTAGTTCTTGTTTCTCTATTAGTTCAAGATCAGCACTCATATTTGTGATAT